GATATCGCGAGCGGCGCGAGTCATCGCTCAGCTCCAGTCGATCGGCTCTTTTGTGACTATTCGGAGGATGACGTTGATCAAGGCCAGCGCCCCGGTCGCAGCTTCGGGAGTCAGCTCGACGCCAAATGTCGAGGAGAGGAGGAGGCCGGCGATCGCCAGGACGTTGGCCCACATGGTCTTACTTTTCCACGGTTGAGTCAAAATTTCACCTTCAGTCTACCGAGTTGATTCTTACCGGCCTTCCCCGACAGCTTGGCGACCTCCGCCTCAACGTCCCGGCGCTGCCAGGCGAGCTGTGCGAGAGGGTCCGCACCTTTCGCTTTGATCCAAGCTTCGCGAGTCATCCCCTTATTGCCGGTCCCCGCATAGAACAGAACACCATCGTCGGGATACAGGGTCATGATCGCTTTGTAGAGGGCTTCATTCACTTTTGGCGGGAACGTGCTTGTATCGACAAGGTCACGGATCGTAAACCCTGCTTTCGACCACATACCGTTAACCATCTCGGCATCGGCAGGTGGTTTTGGGCACTCCAGCCATCCATCTTCGTTTTCAAATTCGTCTGCCATGTAATCATCGCCTTGAGAAATAGGAGGGAGGGAGCCCGGGGGGAGAGAACGAACCTCCTGAGCTCCGAAACACCATCATGGTCATTCCCAGGGGAACGTCGGAAAGGCGCTCCCCGTCATGTTCGTGGCATCAACCCGATGCACGTCAGTAAATCCATCGTATCGATCAGATACAGGGGAGCCAGTCAACCGAGACCGCGCCGCAGGTGTCGTTCCCCCAAAGCTGGATGAATTTCTCGATAGAGAAAACTCCCGTCAGGTCTTCCACGGATCGGCCATATTCATCATGCCGTCCCTTCGAGTTGACCTGAGTGTCTTTTGAGAGCCAGCCGATGTGAGCGACACCGATGACGTTGGAGTTGAAGTTCGCTTCAAGAGCGCCCGTACACTCACCACAGCCGCTATTAGTCCCAGTGTTCCCGCTGTCGTCGGTCTCGGTTGCGGCGTCCTGGCGTCTGGTCTTGACCTCGGTGTTCATCTGGAGGTGCTCGGCCTGGGCGTACATCTCTACAACGGTGGCCCCGATATAGTAGTTCTGGACGCAGAGCTTCTGGACCCATTTCTGGTCATAGGTGCCGGTCTGGTAACTCACAGGCATGTACTCAAGCTCGGCAGCCTTGGTGAAGTTGATGTTATCGATACATCCTTCAGCAGCCGCTCCGAACGGATCCCTCTGAGCCTCTAGCTCGACGTCATAGGTGTTGACGTTCCCGCTGCCGGAAGTCTTCTCAACCAGCTTGTTCCCGGCTAGACCTACCTGGGTCTGGACGATCTTCTCGCTATTCATGAAGCCGACACCGTTTATGCCGGTCTTCTCGTACATGTAGTTGGCCGCGCCGCCCATTCCCACCAGTAGGATGGAAGCCACCAACAATATTGATATCTCTCTTTTCATAGAATCACCTAGATGACTGTTATTTTTTCAGATGTTTTTCGACATACTGCGCTGCGTTCGGCGCCAATTGCTCCACCGGATCAACGATGAAATGACTTTTGCCGGTCGTGTGATTGAGAGATGCGTCCTGATGCTGGCGATAAATGTAGCTCTCCGCTGGACCGCCGCCGCCGAGGATGATCACGCCCCGTGCGTCGTCGCGTTCGGTTCCCAGGGAGTTTCGCATCGTCCCTTGATCGACCGGACACTGCCTCTTCATCTCACTGAGGACTTCACCTTTCCCCCACTCTTCCAGCCCGTCCAACGCCGCCTCTTTCGCCCGCGCGATGACGGCTCCGGCGGCCCATTCGGTGATCCGGATACTCATAGCCTCACCTCATATTCTATGATCTGACCTCCGACGCCCGTCGGTGAGAGGACCGCCAGGACGGGGCGAGGATCCCCGCCGTTGTAGATCACGAAGTCGCCCGGCTGGACGGCTGACATGGTGCGGAGGAGGGCGGTGGAGGTGATCTCCTGGCCGCTGGCGGTGCGGACGAGCTTAATCTCTTCAGTATAACGGCATTTCTGGTTTTCATAATCGGTATACGTCGGCCCGTAAAGGCCGGAGCCAGTCGCCTTCCTCCAGGTGAACGTTTGCAGCATGGGGGTTATGCTCATTTCTTCGCCACCAGAATCTCAGTGCACCGGCATCTCGGATGCAGAGTCGGCCCGTCGCCGCCGCCCTCAAATTGCCCATTGGGGAGTTCCGCCCGTTTCCCGGACATGGGACGGCATAGGGGGCATAGCCTTTCGTCCGGGGTGACGAGCCATTCCCGCTCCCAGTCGTCGGGGCTCAGGATGCCCCTATTCACCGCGCCCCGGTTGGCTTCTCGATAACCCTCGTTAGCCGCCGTATGGCCCTCCGAAAGAGCGATCGTACCCGCCCTCCACCGGAGGAGCTTGTTGCGGTATCGGTCCACCGCCAGCTTGCGGGCCGATTCGTCCATGTCCAGCTTCTCGAGACCGGCCTCGAAGTTTCGGACGGCCTGAACGTGCTGGGGGATGAGTCCGACGTTCTGCTTGATGATCTTGATTTGTTCATTCGGCGAAAGTCCCTCCTGGAACCCTCGAAGGATCGTCTCTCGGATCCCGGCCTTCGTCCCGGCGTCGATGTACTTGATCTCGTCGCCGCAGAACTTTTCCAGCCAGGCGATTGCCTCTGGGGATTTGAGGTCGAAAGAGACGCCCATCCCCACAAGCTTCCCGATCTCTTCGAGCTGAGCCTCGCCGCCCTCCAGGAAGGCTGCCTCGATGAAAGGAGAGGGGTCGAATTTGGTCGCTGGGATATTCTTTCGGCCTTCGATCTCTACCTCCCTCTGCCACGCCAGGAAGGCCTCGGTGATCGTCCTCGCCCACTTGTCGCCGACGTCCTGGGTAGTGGTCATACTATCTCAACAGATCCAGCTATCCAGCCCTGGAGAAGTTGTCTCGCCTTCCTCGACTGGAGGACGCCCGCGCCCGCCCCCGGAGCATAAGTTTCCGACGTCGTCGAATAGGTAGCGTGGGTGACGCCCTGCTGCTGGAGGGACCGCCTCACCTTCTGGTCTGGAGCGGCGACGCCTTCTAGTATCGCCAAGGCTTCGAGACAGCAGGCCGCTTCGACTTCGGCCGGAACCTCTGAATAGTCGGGGAGGGTTGAACTCTGGTAATATATTTCTGAGTCATCTGGACGAGTTCGGGCGGCTATATCAGGCCGCCGGGGGAACTCGCGGGCCTGGTCCGGATCGTACTTCCATCCTTTCAGCATCAGACAGTCGATGGAATCGGACGCCTCTTCCAGCGCCGCCTCCTTCTGCGCACTCGTCGCGGCGGTCCAGGCCGCTATATCGACGACGTGGGCCGTGAGCCAAACGTCGGCATCTGTTGCCGAAATGTAGGAAGTCATCCAAATCAGTCCTCAGTCCTCTTTGGCCTCGACTAGATCGAGCCGCTTCGCCTCAAGTGCCTGCTTGCTATCGAAACCCAGCCGCGCATACATCGGCATCGGGTTCTTCACCTTCTTGGTCTCCGGGACCTCACCGGTCTTCTCGTCCATCTTGGTGACGATCTCCACCTCGGAGTCGTCCGGAACTCCCGCCAACAGCACCACCATAGCCTCCGGGCAATCCCGTTCCAGCGCCACTCTGTCGTCCGGTGACAGGTGGGGCCAATGCACGCCACGCCGCCTGAGTTCCGCCGCTGCCTGAGTCGAATCCGTAATACCGCCTCCTATGAGTCACCGTAATTTTTTTCTATACAGGCTCCGCGACGGCGCGCGCGCCGAAAGGCGAACTCGCATACCAGCGATAGCCATTCGCATACCGGCACCGCGACCCGCAAGCCGACCCAGCAGCCCAACTACCGCCCGCATGCAGCTTCACGTCTCCGTATGTGCCCTGACAGTATAGTGACCCCTTCGCGCCCGGTAGGTTGTACCATGCCCACGCAGGATCTACCGTCGGATCTGTGAGTCCATCTATCCGGAAGCTCTGGTCAGCTAACCACTGGTACACGACCCCGCAACAGTCGATACATCCGCAGTTGGAGATCATGCTCCGGCCCGCAGTGTCGAGATGGTGGCCGGTCGTGCCGGGGTCGGCTGACCCGGTGATATTGGTTTCTTCGTTCGATCCAGCTGCGAATAGTTGGAACTCTCGATCTGTCGGCAGCCTGCATCCGACAGCGCCGAGATCGTTCACGAAATCCATCCAGTCGCGAGTATCGGATATCGTGCCGCCGTTCACGCTGGCGGTGTTGACGCCCGTGCCCGATACCAGGTATATCCCGACCCAGATGTTAGCCTCCTCGCACCAAATCATTCCCTCCGGGGCGGCGATGCCCCTTGGCCGGTGCATCAGATCCCAGATCGATCCGCTCCGGTTGTCGCCGCAGTGGATGTCTCCGATCGCGTGATTCTTGAACGGGTGGCCCACTGGCAGATTCACCATCGTCGCCGGGGTGCAGTGGAACCCCCCGATCTTTCGGGCGGTCGCGGCCGCATAACCGCTAGGAGTCGTAGAGTTGGCTGAAATCTTGATCGTAGGTGCCCGGCCGGTCGCTGGAACGCACGAGTACAGATAGAAATTTTTGCCGGCTCGGTTCGCCGGCGTCCTGTAATCGGTCCCGACGACGGTATCCCAGGTCGCTTCCAGCGCCAGATCTAGCTCGATCTGGTCGTCGAGGATGTACCCTTTCCCGCCGACGTTGACCTCAATCCCGTCAGCGGGCGACACTAGAACGTCCCGGTCGCCTGATTTCATCGACCACTTGTCGTCGATCCGCCGGACGTAGTGACCGGGTTTCGCGGCTAGATCGGGCTGGACGTAGATCATGCTACGTCCTCCACGTAGTAGCTGACGCCGCCGGTGATCCGATCGGCGGATACAGCGTCTAGCACCAGTGCCTCATTCGTCCCGAGGTTGATCGGGATATTCGGGGACAGCTCAATTGCCGAGAACTGTAGCGTCATGATCGTGGTCGATCCTGATTTGACGGCCACTTCGACGTTGGCCAGCGAGGTCAGGACGATCGATGTGATCCGAATACGTTTTCCGGCTCCTGGTGCTGGGACGATCGTCTGAGCTGACCCGGACGAGAAATCTATCGCAACGTGGCTGAGGGAGGGCGGGTCGATAGAACTGATTTTCCCGTCATCGTCCACCATGAGGGGGACGAGATCTCCGCCCACTGTCCGGCCATATGCCACCTTCGCACCGATCCGTCCGCCATATACGATTTCTTCGTCTGCCATCATTCCTCCAGGAGCTTACGCGCCTCATCCGGGGCCTCCTTCTTTTTCCGGGATCGCTTCACGGGTTCGGGTTCGGGCCTAGGTTCGGGGGCGGGTTCGTCCGCCCCTTTCCTCGGATACCAGGGCATCTGATCACCTCTTCTTAACGACGAGCGTAGCGATCCCGGAGTTGATCAGATCCGACGCCTCACCGAACGAGATCACGTCCGAAGAGAGCTTCATCCTGTCGCCTTTGGCGTAGTCCTCGTCCCTCCAGGTGAAGGGGCGGGTGAACTCCAGGTATCGCTCTTCGACCATCAGACCGCCTCGTAGACGTAGATCTTCACGTCATCCTCCCCGGTGAGGGTGCTATTGAGGTCCACCAGACATTCAGCCACCGTCGGCCCTATCGTCACCGTCGGGAGGGTCGTTTCCATCACACCGCCGAGGAAAGTGAACATCACTGCGTCGGCGTCGGAGGGAATCGCGTCCAGGCCGAGCTTATCGCTGTAATCGATGGTGACTGAGGTGTTCGTGTCGGTCGTGAAGTTGGCCCACGTCAGGGCCTTGAAAGCCTGCGTCGTGGTCGTGGCGTTGGCGCTCGCGTTCCAGGCGATCGTCT